CGTCAACGTGCTGAACAGGCGGCGCACCATCGTGTAGTCAGTCCACGGATCGCCGTATTGGGCTTGCCGTTCGCCTTTGGTCAGTTGCCATGCGCGGTAAGCCGCGTCACCTGGGTCGATGTTGCTGCTCATTGTCGTCCTCGTGGGTGATGACAAGGTAAATCATGCATGTGACGATGAAGCCGATGAATACCATGCCCATGATGAAGTCAGCCGGCGACACGGTCGTGGGTCGTCCAGTTCGACCAGCCATGTTGCGTCGAGATGTGCCAGGCGGCGTGCGCGTTGATCAGCGGATTGAGCAGGTCGGCGCAGTCGTCCAGGATGCCCATGGTTTGCAGGTAGCCGCGCGGCCAGTATTTGACTGGCGTGCACCAGTAGTCGTTGATTTGCCACAGGCCGAACGATTGGCCGTTGTCGCCCATGGCGTCTGGCAGGCACATTGACTCGAGCTCTGCGATTTGCAGGGCGTAGGGCAGCTGCTCGACGGTAAAGCCGCCTCTGAGGGCCGTATCGGCCCATTCGGCGCATCCTGGGCCCTGATAGGGGGGCAGGGTGGTTTGGCTTGTCTGTGGGCTTCCTGACGCGTCTGGCAACGTGCCAGCCTCTACCGGGGAGTATGCGGTAGAGGCCGGCACGAGGCCCCAGGTGTCGACGGTCGGGTCATCATTCCAGACCAGCCCGATGCCGAACACCGAGGCGACAATCACCCAGATCAGGTGTATGGGGTTCATGACGCGCTCGGATGTACGAGAGGAACGTGCTTTAGTTCTAATGGTTCGCTCCAGTCGTCCACTGGCGTGTTGCGCAGGCGCAGTTGCGCGCGCTTGACGTTGCCGTCGTTGGTGAACACTACTAGCCAGAATTCTTGGCCGGTGTCCAAGCACCATCCTGTCAATTGCTGCATCATGTTTTGCGGCCCTCCAAGACCGTGATACGACCTTAGCGGCTCTTTCGCCGTTTGTGGGGGATTTGCAGACGCACTATCTTTCGCACCATTCGGCGCGGTATTTGCAGCACGTTGTCGACGCCCTGGTCGTCGGTGAACGATTGGGCGAGGACGACGTGCTTGGCGTTAGGTTGGCTCATGAGGAAGCCGACGGATTGCACCACGGCCGGGTCGTCGTTGAGGTCGGTCAGCTCGTGCCATTCGTTGTTGGACAGCGAATAAGCGTCGTGCCAGATCACCAGCACCAGCGGCTTGTCTAGTCGAGCCATACGACGTACTCGGCTGCGACGCGGCCCTTGACCGGGTCGATGTAATGCAGGCGTTGCGAGGGCACGGACGTGGCGGCGACGAACTCGCGCGCGTACTCGTTATGTGATTCGGGTGACCCGGTGACAAAGATGCGGCCGCCGTTGCTCATCGTCAGGCTCATCGGCGTGTGCCAGTGGCCCATGTAGCAGTCGTGGAAATCCTCAATGACGCCGCCTGCCCAGGCGTTGACCTTGCGCAGGATGCCGAACGCTGGCGTGTTGCCGCCAAACGACTTGATTTCGTCGCCGTGCACCAGCAGTGCTTTGTATGCACCGATGTTGAACACCTGGTACCAGTCTGAGCTTGACTGCCACGATTTGACGATGCCAGCAGGCAGCCTGTCCTGCACGATCTTGTACGCCATGCGGTCAATATTGTCGCCGACCGGCATGTCGCCCTTGCGGCCCAGGCGGCCATGGTTGCCGTACTCGCACACGACCTCGACGTCGGGGAAGTAGTCGGCGAAGCGTCGCAACGTCTGCTCGATGATTGCGGCCGTCATGAACAGCTGCTCGAACAGGTGCGTGTCGACCTCGTAGGCCTGCCCTGGAAAGATGCCGATGCCCTCAACCATGTCGCCGCCAAGCATGACGACGCATTTGTCGACCGGGTGGTGGCGGCGTTGTATGTCGGTGATCGAGATGACCTTGTCCACAAAGCGCTGTATGCGTGTGTTGAGCTCGTGCGCGTTGTACGACACGGTGCGTTTGCCGAGCTGCCAGTCGGTCAGGTGCACCAGGGCGACCTCGGCTTTGACTTTGCGTTTGTCGCGCACAGGCGGCTTGTGTTTCTGCACCTCGGACGCCAACGCCGCTTCTCTTGCGGCTCGGTAGACGGCTGCGACGAGCTCGTCTTTGCCGTGTTTCAATCGGTGGCGTTCGGCGTGCGATTGTTTGAGCGCTTGGCGCAACTGCTCGATGACGGCGAGCGCCTCGACTTCGTCACGCAACGCCATTGCGTTTCCTCCAACGGTAGACGGCATTGAACGTCACTTTGAGTTTGTACTTGCCAAACAGATCGGCGACCGCCTGGTTGCTGAACTTGTCCGGCTGAGAAAGAATCTCTAGCCATTCGGCCTTGTTTTTTTGTTTGGCCAGGAACTTGTCAATCTCGTTCAGCTGGTTTGTTTTTGCTGGTAATTCGTCGCGCAGCGCCATGAATGTTGTGATCCTCCAGGTGGTTGTCAATCTTGCGTTCCACCCTACTCAGGGCCCTGCGGACGTATGCGTGATCGTCGGCGTTTTCGCGTCGTGCGCGCTCAATGAGAAATGCCGGCAGGATGGCGGCCGACACGATGGCGATGGCGCTAATCAGCGCTACCCAGATTTCCGTCGGCATGCAGGCTCCTGAACTGCTGCACTGCCAAGGGTATCTGTTCGGCGCACCAGTAGCGGATGTGCCACGGCTCGGATTGCAGCTCCCAACAGAATCCGTAGTGGTGGATGTGTTTGAGCATCCACGCAAGGCGGTCGCCTGATGCGTCTGCGACGTCGACTGCGAGGCCAAGGTTGTGTATTGAAGTGCCTGGCGTCGCCATCGGTGCCAAGCCGGGCTTTAGGTAGTACTTGACGCCTTTGTAGACGCGGATGGATTTGGTCTCAATTGGTGCGGTCGTGTAGCGCGCCAAGAATCCGCGCTCTTGCGTCTCGAGTGATCGGTACGTGTCAGCGAAACTGGTCGGCCTGAATGGTCTGATGCCGTCGCGGTGCGCGGCTTTGCGCATTGCCTCCCAAGCCTGGGCTGCAAGCGGATGCAGCCGACCGTACGGTCTGATGGTGGTGAGCAGGTAGTCGGGCAAGCGCCCTGGCTGTATGCCTTTGAGGTCGGCCGGCAATCTGACCGGGCGTACTGGGAATTTATTTGCGGCCGTAGCGGCGGTCACTGGTGTTTGCCCAGGCGTAGATCATCGGCAGCACTGCGGCGAGCCCGGCTTTTAGCGCGCTGTCGACGTTGTAGCCGCTGGTGATAAGCACGGCGACGGATCCAGCGACGAACGCTTTGGCCCAATCCTCGAGCATTGATTGCCACGGTTTCATTCTGCTCCCGGTGCCGTGAATGTCTGCGTTGCTTCGTCAAACACGTCGCCGATGCCTGCGTATTTGCCGCGAAAGTTGGCATGATACGACGTCTGCAACCAGCGCCCAGTCAGGCCCAGTAAGGCAATGAACTGTTGGCCTGGCAGTTCTGATTCGGGGAATGTGCCGCCGGCGCAATCGTCGTTGCTCACCACGATGACGGTCTGCACGACGTTGTGGTTGTTTACTTTTGCAAAGTGTGCCATGTTTAGACCTTGAACCTTATGTAGACAATTCCAGAGCCGCCATTGCCGCCTGTCGTGTTGGCTGCCGAATTTGTGCCGCCACCGCCGCCACCCGAACCTGTGTTGGCGCCCGCGGCCGTACCGTTGGCATTACCGCCGCCCGCGCCGCCAACGCTTGATCCGCCAGCGCCGCCAACCGAACTACCGCCACCGCCACCGCCACCGCCCTTGTAGAGCGCCGAGCCGCCGATAAATGCCGACACGTCGTAGCCAGCGCCACCAGCACCGCCGTCAGTAGTCGACGCGGCATTCGAGCCGACTGCCGTCGCACCGCCACCGCCGCCGCCTGCACCGTTGTTGCTGTTTGCGCCGTTGCCACCAGCATTGCCAGAAATGGTGGGCGCCATTGACGCCGCGCCTGTGCGGTTCAGCGCACTAGTGGAGCCGCGACCGCCGCCTCCCGAACCGCCGACCTCCGGGTAGCCAACGTTCGTACCCTCGTTGTAGCCACCGATACCGCCACCAGCAGCACTCAACGCGCCGTTCGTGTTGTCGAGTGAACTGCTGGAGCCAAATGTCGGTTTAGTGCCACCTGCACCGCTACCACCAGCGCCGCCGCCGCCAATCGTCACCGTCGTATTGCTCGTCAGGTAGACGGTGCCTTGCCACCAACCGCCAGCACCGCCGCCGCCTGCGCCTCGGTTGCCGTCGCCGGTGTAGGTCGAGCCGCCGCCCGCGCCGCCTGAGAAAAGCAAAACGTCAAACAGACCACTGCGAGTGACGGAAAGCGTGCCTGAACTCGAGAAGGTGAGCAGCGTGTAGTTCTGACCGCCGACCGTGATGCTGCTGCTGGTGCCGCCTGTCGCTACGCCGTACCCTATGCCACCTGCGGGAAAAAATATGAAGGATGACGCCGACAGAGCGAGTAGCGTGCCGCCTCCGTATTGCGCCAAGGCTAAGGATCCTGAGACGTTCACGGTGACGCCTGCGCCTGCCGTGACGGTGCAGACTCCGGCGCCCTTGTTCGCGATGTAGACGATTTGCCCGGCCGTAAACACGTTGTTGTCAACCGTGATTGTTGTGGCAGACGCAGAGTTCATTATGACGCGCTCGCCAGCGTCACCAGCGGCAAGCGTGTAGGACGCGGTCTTGTCGTTGATGATGAGCTCGGTGATTGAGTTCATCTGTGCGGCCGTAAGCACCTGGCCAGTTGTGAATGGGAACGGTGTTGCCATGACTACCTCATCCTAATACGTTCGTGGAGTCGAGTTGTCCGTACGTTGCGTCGGAAAGTATGAGCTCGTAGACAATGGTGGTCGGGCTCGTGTAGTAGGTGACGCGATGCCCTGATGCGACGTCAATGCGGCCCACGATGCCCTCGACTGCCAGCTCCGACGCAATCTCGCTGCCCAGCCCAGGTATTTCTTTGTGGATGCTAATCGTGTCGCCAATGTCAATTGTGGCGACGGTGTTGCGTTGCCCTGACGTGAGCCGGCTGAACGTCGTGCTGACGGCCGTGTACCTGGGTGCAGGGTACGGATCAAGCAGGTACGCCGCCAAGGCGTCAATTTGTGCCTGTTCGTGCAGCAAGCTGTTCGTGATTGACACCTGTTGCGTGAAATAGGTGGCGATGCTGCCAGCGTCGCTGTCGGTCGCCTCGTCGCCGTCCAACGCTTTGACATACGTGCGGTTGGCGATGCCGTCGGCGTCAAACTCGACGGTCAAGTCGTCGTACTCGGCGTCGGTGCCGTCGTCGGTAAAACTGATCACCGGGCCGCTCAACGTGTTGCCGATGCGATTCTGGAACGTAATCGTGCCGTCGGCTGCGACAAACAAACGGCCTTGCTCGGCGTCGTTGATTTGCTGCAAATACTGCAATGTGTTCGTTGCGGCTGGCACGGTGTACGCAGCGTCGTGGCCGAGATCAACGGTGCCGGTGGCGATGTTGGAGCTGCCCTGGTAGTCGACCTCGGGCAAGGCAAGCACGCTGGTGATGCGTTGGCCGCTGGTCTGTGCCGTGACGTTGTATTCGTCCATGGCGGTTTGTGCCAGCTTGTAGAACTCGTCGGCGCATTGCACGGTGACCGTGTTGGGGCCTGCCATGGCGAACGTGTAGTCGTAAGCGGTGACTACGCCGGTGAACAGGTAGGTGCCGTCGCGCGACAGTCTGACTGCGCGCATAGGCGCCAAGCCAGGCTGGTCGTTATCGGGGTCGTAGTAGGGACTGGTGGAGTCGTACGGCCCGAGGATGCCTGTCGTGTCAAGCATCGTGAAGCTCATGCTGCCTGCACCGAACTGGTCGTCAACGCGTTCACGGCCGCGCTTGTACTCGATGCTGGTGACCTTGTCGGTTATGTCGGCATACGTCGTCGCCGGGCCAAGCGTGCCAGTGCCGAGCAGGCTGCTGTCAAGCCTGAACGAGCTGTAATCAAAGCCTGTGTCCACCTCGAGCAGGTAGGAGCCGGATTGGACGACTGTGGCTGGCATCAGGCGACTGCGACGTTGATCGGGCCGCTGCGACGGTTGTATTGGCGCAGGGCGTTGACGATGACGTCGCCCAGGCGTGCGTCGGCGACGTTGGCGTTGATGTTGATGGTGACGTTGCCCATGCCCATGCCCCGGTCAAGCGGCACGACCGCCTCGGGGCCCTGCTCGCCGATCATGGCAAGTGTCGGCCCGGTGACAATGCCGCCGTCGGCAAGCATCGGTATGTTGGGCACGCTGAATCCTTTGCCGCCGAGACCTGGCACCCAATCGGGCACTTTGAACGACAGTTTGCCGATGGTCGAGTTCCACAGCTTTGCGATGCCGTTGAAAATGGATTTGTAGAAGCCCATGACACTGTTGAGGTAGCCCTTGATGAACTCGACGCTGGCTTCGATTGCGTTCTTGATGAAACTGAACATGGCGTCAACGCCTTCGCGGAACGCCTCCGATTTCTTGTACGCCAGCACCAACGCCGCGATAAGTGCCGCGATGGCAATGACGACCAGGCCGATCGGGTTGGCCGACATGACAAAGTTGAGCGCCGCCTGGGCAACTTTGACGACGACCAACGTGGCTTGGTACACCTTCATTGCTGCGTTGACTGCGAGCACTGCGACCGACAGGCCGCCGATGACACCGGCAAATACCAAAAACAGTTGGCTGTTTTCTGCAGCCCAGTTTGCCAGCGGTATCAGTTTGTCAAGCAGTGCGGTCACGGCCGGCAACAGCGCGGCGCCGATGCTTTCTTGTGCCTCGCCGAATTGGATGCTCAAGTTTTTCATCTTGCCTTGGGTCGTGTCGGCTGCTTCAGCTGCGGCGCCTTGATGGATTGTCAATGCGTTGAGAATGTCGTCAAATTCGGCGCCTACGCCGACGACGGTGCGCAGCGACGGATCAAGCTTGTACAGCGCTGTCGTCGAGCCGTTGACGCCTTTGGCGAGTGCTGTGACCACGGTGGTCAGGTCGTTGCCGGTGGCAGCTGCAATGTCCTGGGCGCGAATCAACAGGTCTTGGGCTTGGTTGGCCGACCCGGTGGCATTGGCGAGCTCTGCGAACGCTGGACGCAGCTCGTCGTCTGCCACGGCCGTCAAACGCGACTGGGCGCTGATGAACTCCTCGACCAGGCGTATGCCATCCTCGTTTTCCATAGCGCTGCGACGCAACACGTTCGCCAGCTGATCTTGGGCAGCGGCATCCTCCATCGCTGCCTTGACCGATACGCCCAGGGCAGCGGTCAGGCCTGCGACGGCTGCGGCTGCCGGCACGGCCGCCTTTTGCAACGCGAACTTGGCTTTGGCGCCAGCGCCCTCCAGCTGCTGGAACTCTGCGATTGCCGACTTGATGCCTTTGCCGTCAAACTCGCTAATGATGGGGATTGTGACTGCCATTAGGACACCAGCCTACGATTCGTCTCGTCGACGATCCGTTCGGTCAACCGTTGCAGGTTTTCGTTGACTTGCGCAGCGTGACGTTCGTACGTCGGCCACATCAGTCGTGACGGCCGGCCGTACAGCGTGTCGAGTGCGGCCGCGAGGCGGTTTGCGCCGCCGCGTCCTGCCATGTCAAAGATTGTGCCTGCCGGGCTTTTCATGGTCACGCTGAACACGGCCAGGCTGTTGCCGCGTTTGCGGTTGCTGAATCGCGCGATAATCGACTTGCTGACGGCTGGTTGCGACCACGGAAAGATTTTGCCGTCTTTCCATTTGCGCGCGAAGCCCGACAGCGGCAG